ACCATCAAAGGTAGAGTTGGTAGTGATAGCACCTGTCATGGCTCCACCTGCCAAATTAAGCTGTAGAGCATCATTAGCTTGTACAAAGGCTGTAGTAGCTATTTGTGTAGTAGAGGTTGCTGTGGCTGCTGTAGGAGCTACAGGCGTACCTGTGAGCGCAGCGTTACTTGCGTTAGCCTTAGTGTTGTTGGCTACCTGTATCGCATTAAACTCATCGTCAAGCTCAGTACCACTTAAGGTCTTGAGTGGGTTACCTGTAGTTAAAGCATCTTTAGTTGCAAAGTTTGTTGCTTTTGTGTAATTGGACATTTAAAGTACCTTACCTTGTTTAGCATATATTGATAGTTTCTGTAGGCTTAAGGCCGCACCATTGATCATAGCTGCGAAGCCAATCTGTAGTATGTTACCTGAGCCTGAGGCTGGTGATGATTGTTCGTTTATAAGCACTGAACCAGCGTACTCAGATAAGTTGTACTCAGATACACCATACTCATAAATAAGACCAGACTCTAAAGTAAAAGCTTCTGAGTAGTAGATAGGGCTATAATCGTAGCCTATCTTAAGTGCAAAAGTTTGACCTGTCGCACCTACTGTAGTTGCCGTAAGCTTCTTTACTATCTTGTTTGTATTAATCATGTCTAAGTCAAAGTAGTTACTATAGTATGACATTTGATATGCAACACCATTATCTTGATAACCTGTGTACTTAGCTATGCCGTTTAGAGTAGCTAGGAATATCTCAGAACCTGTAGCTAAGAAACTCTTAGGTAGAAATGAGGGCCATACTGTCACCCTAAAGCTACCATCCTGCATAGGTGCCCTAGTGTCAAAACAAAAGGTTTGTCTAGTGGTGGGTGTCATAAGTAAGTAGATAGCATGATTAGGTGAGTAGACTGACTTAATCTTATCAACATTCTCAAACTCTATAGCTTCTATAATATCATCACGTATGTTCTTAGAGATGTCTCGCATAGGTTGAGACTTTTCTTGTACTGTACGATTCAATGAACGTACACCAGTGTTACTTAAGAACAAGATGTCTTCACCAGTATTCTGTACACTGTCTCTAGCAATACAACCTACACCTTCAATTACTTCCACTAACGTAAGACTTGAGGTAGTCATACCTGTTTGGAAGTTATCACCATCACCATAGATGATAATATTGTTCTTACAAAAGATAATTAAGTAGCCGTTATGGGCACCTAAGGTTACAATCTCGTCCATGCCTTTTGTAAGGACACTTGATATGTCTAAAGTACCTGATGTACCCGTAGAGAACTTAGCTCCGTCTAGTACAGTTGTAAAGTACACTGTGGTCTTGTTAGTTGCAGTATCAGCCGCCCATAACCGACCATACGCAGCTAAGACTGTGTTAGCCTCAGGGTAACCAGAGGTAGTATGGTCATGCTCTGAGTAAGCTTCAAACTCTGTAGAGCCTGATTCGTTAGTGTAGATTAATGGCTCATAGCCACGTTGGAAGAAAAAGTGATGATCATTTAATGTAGCCGCTTGCCAGTTACCAGCGGAAATTGAGTCGCCTGAGGAAAGTGTAGGAGTAATCTCAACTAAGTTTGCAGTTCCTTTATAAAATTTAGTAGCAGACCATGACAATCTAGTGTCTGTTCCTGTGATGTCCTTAAAGTCTGACATACCTAATAAGTTAATGTTAGCATTAGCTCCTGTGCTACCACCTAAGGAAACAGTTTGTGTAGCCCACCCTTTACGGGAGCTTAAGCGACCTTGCTTGTCTATAATACAGTTGTCTGCATGTGATGCAAAACCTTCCTGTAGTGTGACACCTGATTCCTGAGTGTTTAACCCGTAGAAAGCAGGAGCCGCTATGGTTGCTGATATTAATGGTTTAGCCATTGTTACAAAGCCTCCCAGATAAGTTCCTCAGGGTGCTTGTTTGCGTCTATTGCGATAGCGTCTGATAGGTAACCATCCGCCAGTACCTTAGCGGATACAGGGGATATGCCTCCATCTTCACCACGCTCCTCAAGAGCCATAGCGTAAGATAAGGCTTGTACAGGTAAGAAAGGAACCTTAACTGTATCATCATCAGCTATAATGGCTGGTGACCTTTTAACTATCTTAAACTTTAAACTATAGATACCATCAGGCACAGGGTAGATTTTAACCTGTGTGTCTCCATTAGAGTCTAACCCATCAAACATATAATACTTAGGTGCGCTAGAAGCTGGTGTGTTATTAAAGAATACATTGTCAAACCAACGTGATGTTTGGTACACCATAAAGCAGTTGCTAGTGTCGTTTATAACGTCTAGGATAGTAGACTTGTCACCTGTTCCTGTAAGGACGTAAGTAGAATCACCAGATGATGTAGTTACTGTAACAGTCTCACGTAAGTTAGACCAGTTCCATGCAGTCTCAATAGATTCTATAGCATCATGTACAAAGATACCAATAAGTTTAGAGTAGCTGTTCTCGGCAATAGAGGACACTTCACGCTCTCTTAAGCGTACAAGGATATTGTTTACTAATTGCTTATACGTTTTCATTTGTTTACTTTCCTTTTTTACCTTTGATGCTATCCGCTAGACCACCGCCAAAATAGAACATTACAATACTTAACATAATCCAATCAATTTGAAACTCACTTAAGATGCCTTGAACTGCTACTGTATCTTTACCTATAAAAGTCATAACGATTACCATAATATAGGAGAGTATATAAGTACCTCCGAACATTAGAGCTAAGTAGCGTTGTGCAATCTTGAATGGTGCGTATGCTGTCATTAGGTCTGTTTTAGCTTTAGTCTTAGCTTCAATCATCTCAACATCTGAGGTGTGAAAAGAATCAATCAAGTCCATACCTTTTGTTATTACGTCGCCACTACCAAAAATTGTATTTAATATGCTCATGCTGCACTCCTATTACCATTTAGCTTTATCTGCCCAGTAAGCTGCTGACATCTTACCCTTGGCTATGTTAGCGCCATGACGAGCTTTAAATGACTTACGTTTAGCTTTCATCTTATCTGATTCACCAGCTTTAGGTTTACCTGCTGTAGAGGCTCCTTGCTCGCCAAAGCGTATAGTCTTAGTTACTCCACCTTCTTTAGCTACTACTACATGAGACTTCTTAGGATGGTTAGGTGTACGCTTAGGTTTGTTGTAACCTGTAAGGCCTAGCTTAGTTAACTTGTTGTCGGACATTAGAATGTTCCTTCTTTAAAGTAAAGCCAAGCCGCAAAAGCTGCTGCACCTATAATCCATAATATCTTTTTAGTGACTGATTCACCTACGGCAAGATAGAACCTTTCGTATGCTTTGTCTGCCGCTAACTCGGCTATCTCTTCTTTCTCTTTCTGTGTCAAGTGATCAGTCATTTCTATTCTCGAAGGTAAAGGGTAACACCAAACAAGGCACCCATGATAAGTAGTAAAACAGAAGCTACTTTAATAGCTATTCCTAGGTTTTCCTGAAGTGCTTTAGCACTAGCGGCTTTCTTTCTTAGTCTTTCTTTCTCAGCTTTCTTCCTGTCCCTACTAAACTGAGCTTTAAACTGTTGAAACTCATGATAGCCTAAGAGAGCTTGTTTGTTTAAGATAAACTTAAGCTCTTCCTCTTGTTTCTCTAATTGTTTCTTAGCTTGGAATGCTTCTAGTACATCAGTACCTGAGCTATTTGCAGCTTTAATGTTTATATCCTTCTCAGCACCAAAGTAAGCATTAACAGCTTGCCCTGCATCCATAAGCTCTCTGCCATTGGATAAGGTTTGCTTTATAACTTTAAATGCTGCGTTAGCAACCATAAGCTCTGCTAACATATCCATAACCTCTTTGAGTATTGTTGGCTTGTAAGCTCGTAGGGAGCCACAGGAGGCCGTATAAACCTATAGTCATACTCACGTATTACCTGAGGCTCTACGACCAGCACAGAGCCTTGTGGAGCCTGTGAGGGGCATTGGTGGACAGGATACGCTTTTGTTACTGTAGACCACATCAGATAGACCGCATATCTTTAACACAGAAAGCTGTTACAGTCTTCTTTGCTTCTACTTTGACTACCGAAAGCCCAACCATCGGGCTAACCACAGGCTCGTAGCCTCCTATCGTACCTACACGTAATAACTCTTTTCTACAGTTATCTAATGTACTGTAGCTAGACATTATCATGGGTACTTGAGGTTCACCACTAGCTAACATTGTGGCTAACACAATAGCCCACATTAGTAGTTACTACGTATTTTCATAGTTTTTTTTGCTGGTGTTTTCTTTTTGTTTTTCTTTGGTTTAGCAGGTGGACGACCTACTTTACTTCCGTATGTTCCAGTACCTTGTGGCATCTTACTATCTCCTATTTCTTAGGTTTCTTGTGGCTTAGAGTTTTACTAGAGGCAGTATGTTTTGTACCTGTCATAAGTTTACCTGATGGATGCTTATGCGTCTTGCCTGTATACTCTTTACCATTCTTTAAGTAATGCTTTACACCTTTCATTCCTTAAACCTTTTTCTTAACTGGTTTTGCTGTTTTAGCGGCTTGCTTGAAGTCACTAGCTTTAGGTCTGCCTTTGACCCCTGCTTTCTTCATTGTTTCGCCAGAGCCAGCTTTAATCCGCTTTTTCTTTGCATTGATATTCTTGTAAAGACTCATGTCAACCCTTTAAGCTTTATATACTGTAAAATTTAAAAGAATAAAAAGGGAACCGCAGTTCCCCTTTAGTTAGTTAAGGGTTATGATTAACCATTAACTGCCATGATGAATCCAGTCTCTGGACGCAACACTTGAGTGCCGTACAAGCGGTCAGCAGTATACAAGGTTCCTAAAAACTCTTGCTTGTACTGTGTTTGAGAACGAACACCTTGTTGCTCTGCAAGTACCATGGTATCTTTGTGACCCAACATTGCGCCACGGATAATACCACCAGCAGTTGCTCCGTTTTGTGCGGCAGTCTCAAGAGTAGGACAGTTAGTAGACACATAAATGTCAATACCATACAACTCACCGATCTTACCATTAACAACGCCTTGACCATTAACAAAGTCAGAGCTAACGTAACGATCAATACCCATGATAGCATTACGTAGTGCAGGTGGGATAACTAAGAAGCGTCCATCCATAGGAGCGTCTGCATCATCCAACTTCTGTACCATGTCACGTA